TAGGTAGGATTGTCCTCACGTACTCTAGTAATGTTAGGGTTAAGTTCTGTACCAAAGGATTTATAGCACCCTCTACCCATAACCTCCACAATTTCTCTGAGGTCACCCCGTCCTTGTCCATTACGGCCTACAGTACCATCCCTATTGCCACCTTTAGAAGTCCAACCCTGCGCTCCTATGTGTTCTAAATAACCGTGAAGTTGTACATCGTTAACAACATTCTCAGCTACCATAAATACTTTTGGTTCTACTCTATGCATTAGTCTCTCTCCTTATAAGTACGTAGAGCTACTATTCTAGACACAGTTTGGAACCCTGATGTATAAGCTTTTAGAAGACCTTCGATTCTAGTATGAATGGTTTCATACTCAATCACAGTCTTACGCATGTCTTTTAATTCATCATAGGTTCCAAAAGCAGCTCCCCTTACTTCTTCCCTAGTTAACTTTTTCTTTCCTACCATCTCTCGTTCTTCAGCTAATTTAAATATAGCAGCAGAATAAGCTTCATCAAAAGCTGCTTCATAAGCATTCTTCTTGGAAGAAACATCAGCTAACTCTCGTTCTAGATGGGCTTTATAGCCACCATATACAGTTAGAAAAAGTTCTAATTTTTTAGTATCTGCATTCATAAGAGAAGAGAAGTCCAACTCTTCCCGCTCCCCTAAATCAATTTTCATCAGGGGAACATTGACATCAACTACATATTCATCAGCCTTGTTGACTGCTGATAACGGAGTCCATCGCTTTTCCATTCGGCACCTCTTTACATCTACAATATTTCTCACCTGTACATACAACAGGCATCGTAGTCATCCTTCTAATCCGTTCACACTTCTCTAGTAATTGCATCCAAACTTCTGCATTTCTAGTGACTTCAAAACATTTAACTTGTTGGTCATTCTTGTTTTCATATAAGACTATACCATGTTCTAAGTTTAAAAGATTCAAATATATTTGAAGTTGTAGATAATGATCAGGTTTAGGATCTGTAATCAAAGCTTTAAAACCTTTATCATTAATAGATTTTAATTCAACTACAGTTTTACCATACACTTCATGCTGTATGATAAAGTCATATCGTCCTGCTATAGGTGGGTCATGTAAAAAGACGGACTGTTCTTCAGCTAACCATATACCCATATCTTTAAAGTACTTAGAGAATCTATATCCTAGATAATCCCCACAATCAAATATCCGCCGTACATTAGCTGGAATAGGAGTAGCAACTGCTAACCCAAAAAAAGCTAAATATATGTATCTATCGCAGGGACTACTAAGAATAGATGGGTAGAATTTCCCTCCTCTACTAGGATAGGGTTGTTTCTGTAATCTATCCTCTAGAGTTTTAACTAGCCACTCATCTTGATTTACAACTAACTGTTTGGGCTTAGTGGTTCGTCGTTTACGTGTTTTTGGAACTGTGGTTCCTCTACCAATTTGTTTAACGCCTGCCATAATGTATCCTTCACCCCCACTTTAGAGTTTTCTTTTATGTGGAGCACATTTTCAACTCCATAAATTCGCATGATATCTGCATCCCGTTTTACATCTCGTTTTTTAAGATGCCCATAGATACCATCTGCTTCTATAACCATACCCAATTCAGGGATAAAGAAATCCGCTATATACCCAGCAATTGGTACTTGTTGGTCATAGCGGAGTCCTATTTCAGATAGAACATCCGCTATAACCATTTCCTGTTGAGTATAATCTTTAGGTAACACTAAGTTTAAGCTCCTCAAGACGGGAAGGATTCTCTATAAAGAAATGTTTCAACCCATTCATCCCTTGAATTTTCTCCTCCCCATACATATACCACGGGCCTCGTTGTTGAATCAAATCTTGTGTAAGAGCTTCACGAATAAAGCTTTCTACTATATCAATCCCACCTTCTATCCTAAACGGAATCTTAACATTATTCCAATGTTCCCCACCTATCTTAGTCTTCCGCATTCTAATATCCATATCAAATCCTACCTTAGTACCTTTGGGTTCTTCAATCCACCCATCCCGTTTGACCTGTAGTAAAGAATGAGCAAAGAATGTTTGAGCTAATCCTCCTGGCATTGCATCAATAGATACAGGGCCAAGACTAGACCTTATCTGATTAATCAATACCAAAGCTGACCCATTCTTTAGATGGGGTAACAATTTAGGTAGTGATGAATTCACAAATCTAGCTTGCCATGCCATTGGATTATATCCAAACTCTTCCTCATAAACAGCGGATGGGACAAGTCCTGCCATACTATCAAGTACAACTAATCCCACCCCATTCATCATCATTTCTCTAACTGTTTCAAAAGCTTCTTCACCAGTAGTTGGTTGACATACTAATATATTCTCCGTATCTAAACCGCACTTCTGCATCCACGCAGCATCCCACGATTGTTCCGTATCCACCCAACCTACAAGGTCATTATTATGTTGAGCATTAACTGCTATCTGAGAAGCTAGAAAACTCTTACCTACATTAGGTGGGCCATACAAAAGGGATATACGCTTCTTTGCTATACCTCCCCCTGTAAGTTTATCCAATGCTGGTATCCCAAAGGGGATTTTATCATAATCTAGTTCGGCACTATTTCCCCTCCGTAGATTAAGTTTCTTATTTCCCAACAGTTGTTCAATGACATCTTTAGCATTATCTTTCATTCAATCCTCCTGATTATTTATCTAATACCTCTTCAATTTGAGCATCCACTCTATTTTTCAACACATGCCAAACTTGATCTGCAACCATACCAGCTTCATCTATTTGTTGATTAATTGGTAAAGTTGTATCTATCTGGTCTATGCTAAGGTCTACCCTACCATACTGATTAGACGATAAATCTCCTACTCTAAACGTAAATCCTAAATGTACACTCACCTTAGACATTTATATTCCTCCCTTCACTTTCTAATAATTCCTGTTTTAAATACAGGGCTAAATCCAATACTTCTTCATATGCATTTTGTAGGGGAGAAATCATATTATTTCGACTGCCTACTTCCAGCCTCCCCCCATATTTCTTTTCACCTAATTGCGCTCTGGCCTCAATATCTTCTTGTACTATCTTAGCTATATCCATATCTACTCCCAATCTATATATTCCTCTATTATATCACACTTAGGCTTCCACTTAGACCAATCAATTTTAGTTGCCCATGAATCCTGGCACACTTCCATATCAACTTTGAGTGGAATATCTAAACTATTAGCTTCTAATATGAGTTGTATTTGCTGTGGTAACTCACGTATTTCATCATCATGGATTTCACAAATGATTTCATCATGGACTTGCAGCAAAATATTACTCTTTTTATCATTAAGATATTCATGTACATATACCATCCTCTCATTTAAGATATCGGCACTGGTGCCTTGTACCAAATAGTTTACACCTTTATAGCCCAGCGTATTATCTATTCTATAGATACGACCATACCGATTCTTTATCCAACCTCTTGATTCAACAGTATTAATTACCCTATTAATAAACGAGCGAGAACCATGAATATTATTAAAGTACTGTTGCTTATACGCCTTTGCTTGGTCAGTTGTCGTACTCAATTGTTGAGCTAGTCGCTTATTACCTAACCCATAAAGAATACCAAATGTTATATTTTTTGCCATCTGCCTATAGAACTTAAATTCTGAATGTTCTTCATTAATACCAAACGCTATCTTGGCGGATTCACTATGGAAGTCTACATCATCTCTATTTAGCAGTTCATCCATCTCTGCATTGTGCAGATAGCTCAGGAAAACACGTACTTCCATTTGTGAATAGTCGAAACTGACCAAAGTATAGTTAGCCCTAGGTATAAATAACCTCCGTACAGCCACTTGGTCTATGTCAGAAGTATCAAAGGATTCATCGCCTACGAATCCCCATGTATCTAGAACAGAATTACTGAGAGTAACGTCAGACAATTCTCCCTTAGATTTAGAGGATACTATGGCATTAATTCTCCCTTTAACAATCTCCCTTTCCTCTTCAGATAAAGTTCTATCACTAAGTTTAAAGTGAGTACGAGGTATGTTCTGAAGATTGGGTTCTCTAGAAGAGAGCCTACCTGTTAATGTTCCCCAGTTACAGAACGAGGTATGAAGCTCATCCGTTTCAATATAGGGTTCAATATAAGTAGACTGTAGCTTTTCTAGAGAACGATACTGCCTTACTAGTCCCGCTAATTCATTATCTATTTGAACTAAAGCTACTTCACTCCATGACTCTTTATCCTTAGGAGTTTTAACAGGGGAACTAATACCCATGCTTGCAAAGATTTCTCCTAGTTGTTGAGTACTACTAATATTAAAGTCATGCCCAACCATACTATAAATCTTCTGTGCTACTTCCTCTTTACGTTGAGAAAGTTTAGTAAACACTTCATTAGCATACTCTGTATCAACTATAACTCCTCGTCGTTCCATATCAAATAGAACTCTAGTCAACTCACATTCAAGTTCAAAAACTTCTTCTTGCTGACTTTGCCTAATTTGTTGCAGTCGTTCCATATATAATTTAAATGTCCACCACACATCCTGCTTACAATATTCACCTAATCTATCTGGTGGAGCCATAGAAAAATCTTTATGCCATTTATTCTCTTGTAGATATTTTTTAGTTTCTATATCATAGCTAGCTGCTTGTTCTCCAAAACTTCTAGTAATAGCATCGGTTAGTCCTAAATCTCTAACAGCCGTATGTTCAGTTAAACGTACCATAACTAGAACATCTATTAACTTTTGACGATCTAATATTAGACCCTCATTAACTAAAAAATGTAAATCAAACTTAATATTGTAACCAATTAAGGTGGACGGTATTTCATTAAGCCATGAAATTATTTCTTGACGAGCTGCTGCGGATAGATTCTCTCCTTGTTGATGCCGAAACGGAAAATAATAATTAAAAGGAAGTTCACCATCTACGGAACAAATACCTAATCCACAAATTTGGTTACTACCATAAGGATTTAAACCATTAGTTTCTACATCTATAACCCATTGATTAGACATACTTAGAGCCTGTTTAGTATCCTTATATGTGTCATTGGTGACAATCATTGTGCAGCATTCCATTCTGGTGGGTCAAAATGTCCTGCCTCTGCCATTCGTTTCATTAAACTATTATAAGCTTCTGCCACTGACGTACCCTGACCTGTTCTCCAAGTCTTATGTTTATCAGGAGCATTAATTTGCCATTGTTCTCCATCTAAGTCTCTTGGATCTCTACCTAATCTAACACTAAAATTAGCAAAGTTGTAATACAACGAGTGCATAACATCCATATCTGTTTTACTAAAAATCATGTTCTCCCCCTACAACGAAATTCCCCATAGGATGGGGTGGCTTCTCTTCTTCTCTAATTTTACCATACAATCTAAGAATACGCTTAGTTTCCTGTATAGTCTGTAGATGTGATGGCCCCGTCTTCTGAATATACCAATTTAATAAGAGTTCTATAACTTCATCTAAAGTGGGGGGGCCGAAGCCCCCACCACTTATTGTCTTAGAAGAGTTCATCTAACTTTATTGCTTCAGAGGATGCTGTATGCCCATTGGATGTAGCAGTTGAAGCCGTTACAGACCCATACCTATCCCTAAAATATTCTTTAACCGCAGGGAGGTCACCCTGCTCTTCAAACTTATCATTAGGAATTTCCATATCTCTAGCGGTTGCTGAAATAGCATAGGAAGTATCCAGCATACCTGAACCAGAACGTTTAATACGCATTACTCCTTTATCCAACTGACCCCAATCATTATAAACATCAACCAATTGATTCCAGATATAATCACTACGCCCAAAAGTTAAAGCTACGAGCCGATAGTCATTAACGACTTCCTTATACATCTTTTTACCACCTGGGCCTGCAACCTCTTCCCAGGAATCCACACGCTTCTCAGGATGTATTACTTCGTGTACGAAAGCCCAGAAGCCAAACTTATGGCTAGGCCGTGTATCTGAAGGAACATCAGAAGTGTCCGTATCTGGGTCAGATAGAAGGTTCACCCACCGATTACCAGACCTATACGTATAAATATAAAACTCATCTAGCTTAGAATCATCTTCATGTCCTGTAGCTAATGAGGTTATAAACGCTTGGTCACCATCTTTAAACCAAATTTCTCTACCTACCGCTTGGTTACCATTACTAATACCAGTTCGTTGTTCTTCCCTGCGTTCTTGAATTCTATTTATTCCACCCATAATTTATTCTCTCCTTACCAATAATTTCGTTCATTTATTATATCACAAAGTTGGTTTTTATTTCTTATATCTTGTACATCTTTAACACCCTCAGGCAAGGTTATATATGAAACAATAAAGCTGTTCGATAGCTCTTTAAAAATTTTATTCATAGCTCGTTGTCCTGTAGTATCATTATCTAAACATATAACAAATTCTTGTGTAGGTATATTATATAACATTTCCCGTTGTTTTTTCGACATGCTTGCCCCCAAGAGGGCCACGGAACCAAACCCATGTTGGTCTAGCCACATAGTATCCAGGCTTCCCTCCGTTATACAAACAAAGGAGTGTTTAAATAAGTGGCAAGCTCCAAACAAGAGCTTGGACTTCTTTAATCCTTTGGAATACATATATTTAGGAGTAGCATTTAAACGTCTACTCACCCAGCCAACTAGTCGCTTATTTAGATCAGCAACAGGAATGATTAAATCATTATAAGTATTAATAGCGCATCCCCATTTCATTAGAGTATCACTATTAAATCCTCTTTCAATAATCCATTTGGGAACCGTATCACATAGAAATGGGAAGTCTACTAAAGGAAGTTCTGTATCGTCCTCCATAGTAAACCCATCAAAAAGGTTTATATTGAAGTCAGCTTCCTGCTCATGTAATAGACTATCTATTTGAATACGTGAATAATTTAAATATCTTTGCAAGAAACTTTTAAGGTTACCAGAACCACATCCTGCAAAACAAATCCATACCCCCTTCTCTACATTAATAGAACACGAATCTATTTTATCCTCATGGAAAGGGCATCTGATAGAGAATTCATCTTTATACGTAGATGGAGTTATGCCTGCATCTAACAATACATTTGTCCAATCGATCATTAAAACTCTCCTGTTAATTGTGAATCTTCCTTAATACAGCCTGTATCTACATCCCACGATAAAGTGGAATTATCAATATTCAATTCACCATCCCGATATTTCTGATACTGAATAATACGTTGAAAATCATCATCTTCAACCATACACATTGAAAGAGCTACATCGGAAGCCCTAAGTAATGCATCACCAAAAGCCACATGTTCAGCTCTAGGTGGGGCGTATAAATCAGCTGCATCCCTATTGGCTTGGGTAGAAACAAACATAGCAATATTATGGCTCATACATAGATTCTTTAACCCATAAAATAGAGAGTGGGATTGTTCCCACATAGCTTTCTTACCATCTCCACTAGAAACCAAATAGACACCATCTAGAACAATGAAGTCAGGTTGATGTTTACGAACTAATCCAGATATGGCATCTAAAGACATACCTTGTTGACCCTCTATATGGTCACATATTAACATGTTTCTACCATTCAATTTAATGAGGAACTCTTTGTACGCATTTTCATCAATAGCATCTCCATTTCTTAATGCCTTATGAGAGAAATTATATCCCATCATATTAGCTAATACAATATCAGTCCGAAGACTGATAGCATTAGTAGGCATCTCTGTAGAGATGAGCAAAGTTTTATAGCCAGCCATCATTGCAACCGCTGCTGCATGGACACATAACCAAGTCTTACCCATAGCTGGTCTAGCGAACAGAGAAATCAATTCTCCTGGCATCCAACCCACACCAATATTATTAATAGATTCAAAGGAAGTTGGTATCCCCATCATACCTTCTTGGCGTAAGTCATTCTTTCTCTTCCATTCATTATACCGTTCTAGATGTCCACTATCATAATTGGTGACATCCTCATCATATACTAACCCAATATCTTGTAATGCTGTTACAATCTGGGCATAGGCATCTTTAGGTTTCTCAAGCAACATAGCCTTGTTCTTTTGAAATGACCCGACTACTTGTCTAAAGAGTACTTGGTCTTTGAAAGTATCTAACGCATAATCAAAAGTGAGGTTGGTTGCTGCATCATCTAGCGTAGGGTAATTTTCACAAATAGTAGCAGTAGTAGGTAGTTCTCCATAGCTATCTAGATACTTAGTTACAAATTTATATGCATCCCCATGCTGTGCAAAATCCTGTGACGTATATTTAAATCGGTTGAAATTTTTCTTTTCAGTTAAACCCAATATTAACCCTGATTCAATGTAATCATAATTCTCCATTCTCTACTCCTTCTTTGAATCATAGATAATTCGATTAGAATCGTTGTGTACATAGTATATCACATCCGCTTGTTCTTGAAATGTATCAACCATTTCCTTTGCTTTAGCAAAAGTCGAAACGGTATCCTCAATCCATACTTGTTTATTTAACTGATGAACACCTATAATTCTAAACTCTCCCTCTGGTGCTGTTCTACCTTGTATGTCTTGCTTATCTAGATCCTTCTTTACTTTTATTAGTCCTAGTTGCCTTTTTCTTTGGTGCCGTTCCCTCTTTCTCATCAGTACACTCCATCAATTCTTTTTCCAATTCTTCTATGCGCCGTTTATCTCTAGCTTTAGGAAACCATTTAGCTTTAATCATTCTTAACTGCTTCCATTTATCTATATATTCTTGTTGATTACTAGAATATATTTTCCATTGTAATTCAGGATTATCATCAGTTGATAGATAATATTTAATTCCTGCAACAAAATATGGGATATGTACTGTATTAGAATTCCGCTTAATACAAGATACTATCCCACATAAAATGGCAAAGACATCATGTGACTCTAGTAAACCCTTTAATAACTTCATTTCATATCCTATGAATCTAGATGACACATATTCTTTGCCATGTTTCTTATAATACTCTTCTGAAAAAATTCTATGTAAATCGTGGCTATTATAATCTTCTATTGCTTTCTCCCGTTTTTCCATAATCATAAAATTCTTCTCCTTCAAATAACGCTTGTACCTTTTCTCTAAGAGTTAATCGAATAGAATAAGCAGATTCATGTAAATCTTCTGTAATCTCTTCCATTGTTAACCCTTCTAATCTTAACACAATAAACTGTTCTTCTTTAGTTGTTAAATTACTATTACGTAATAATTCTAACACTTCTAGTTCTTCAAAAGAATCATCGGCTATACCTAGGGCCTGCTGGACTTTATTAGACGGAGCTTCATCATAAGTAGTATCTAATAAGTCATCTATACTCTGTACTTCTAGATGCTTACGCTGTGCTTTAACTATTAATGTACGTAAAGTATTCATCATAGTCGTATGAAGATAAGTATGGAAAGACGTACCCAATGATGAATCAAAACCTTTAGCAGCTTTCAGAATAGCTATCCGTAGTTCTTGAGCAATATCATCTCTATCCATATCTAATACGAAAACAGAGGAAGCTAATTTCTGCACTTTAGGTTCCCATTGAGTAATTAAATCATCATTGATTTCTATTTCCGTTTCCATAGTTTTCTCCACAAACTTTTAGGGGTATAACCTTTAGCAATTAAATACGCATAATTAGCCATTACTCCTGAAAAGAACAAAACAATTAGATATAATGTCCACAAAGGTAATGGTGCAAATTTAAAGAAAGTTACCATAATAGCATCCTCTAACATATGCATCGCTGTAATACCCACGAATAATTTCCAATATAACTTATCTACCTTATGATGTACGTGCATTAAATACTCCTCTGTCCTGTTATCCCATCTTTTTGTCCACGGTTATAACAAGAACGACTACAAAAAATATGTAAATACCCTCGCCTATAACTATCTTTAATTATACGCTTTTTACGACGAAACTTTAAATGACAAAATTCACAGTTCACCCAAATAAATTTAATATCTTCTTTACATTTACCTGGGCAAACCTTTTGTTTATTGGGGGTAGGACTATTACATACAGGACAATAAACTAACTTCTTTCGTTGATATAATCCTTTAGTAGGTAGTCCTGCCTCCTTTAATATACGAAAAATTCGCTGCTTTGTTACACCAAGTTTCTGAGCTATGGCTGGTAAAGTCAGATAAGGCTGACTCTCCTTCAAAGCTATTGCTTCTCTTCGTGTAGACATTATAACACATTAGCCTAGATAATAATCTCTACATTGCTACGATTAAATATATACATACCGCTCCCCTTCTTGGGCCAACTATCGGACTGGGGTTCAAATATCTTAGAAGTACCATTTGAAAAGATAATTATATTGTAGGCATGACCACCATCATAATCTATAACCAACCCTACAGTATTGATATGAAATTTCCTATCTACTCTAGCTTTGAACGAGAAGGCAAAATTATCACAGTCATATTTCTCAGCAACATATTTTTTATTATCTGTCCAATCCCAATCAATAATTTTTTGAAACTCTTTCTCAGAAACGGCTACATATTTATTATCTAACCAAGTCATCTTGGCTCCACCAATAGCCTTACTAACATCACGTTTAAGCATATCCTTATGTCCTGTAAGTTCTGGCGGAGTTAAAATAGCTAGGTCATCTTTTAATTTTATAAGGGTAGATACTAGTTCTCCCATTTGTCTACCACCTCTCGTATCTCCTTAGCAAGGACTAGAGCTTCATTACGTTCATCTTCTAATACTTTGATACGTCTACTTAAAGATTCTATCTGTGCTGCCATCTCTTCATCTTTAGGCGCACCCGATTTAGCTTTCAATAAAGTTAACAATTGTTCTAAAATTTTATTCAACGTCATCTGTACTGCCCTCCAATAAATCTAATGCAAGGTCACATTGACGGGCTAACCATCCATCGAATTTGCATATTTGGCTAGTGAACACTAATATTTTTATTACAATTTTCATATCTCCTCCTGATTAATTACCTTCTAACGTATCTATCCTAGTGGTTAAAGCATCATTCTGACTTTTAAGTTCTTGAACAGCTTTAACTAACATGGGAAGTAACCATGAAGTATCCAAAACTTCAAAGTCCTCTATAACAATTTGATTATCAGCATCTTCAACCCAAACCCCTTCATCACTTTTCTTCCAACCATAAGATTCTTTTACTGGCTGAACAGCTGTTGCAACTACCTCTTTCACTTCTTGAGCAATAAAACCTACTTCAGTATCTTTACGGTTAGGTCGATACGAATCCTTAAAATTAAATCGCCTAGGTTTTAATTGGAGTAGTGTATCTAAAGCGGGTTCCATATCAACAATATTTTCTTTTACACGTTCATCTGAACTAGTTGCCCAAGTAGCTTGAGTAGAAAGAGCTACACCATTTACATGTAGTAAATGAGATGGGGTACTAGTACCTATACCAAGTCTAGCAGCTCCTGATGTACCATCTAATATAATCGGTTGACCATTTGCTACCAAACCAAGTTTGTCATTGCTAAGTCTGAATATACCCGTATTTGGATCTAAACTAAAAGTGTAGGAGGGTGATCCTGCTGAACCATCGGTAGCTGTTAAAGGATAACTAACCGTAGCTGAACCACTACCAACAGAATATTCAGTGGTTCCTATTTTCATATATAAGGTAGTACCACGAATATACAAAGCTCCCCAGTTTGTTGCAGTTGTAGCACTGGGAGCAGAAGCTTTAATACTTATATAGTGAGTGTTGGCATAAATAGTTCCCCACGGGCCAGTCTGTGGGCCTCCAAGTCCTATCTCACCTGGGATATGAGGAGCTAGGTAGTTAACTTCAGGGTCAGTTATATATGTACCATTATTCGTTCTTGAAGCAAATAATATACGGTTATGACCAGCACTAGACTGACCCCACATACTATAGTAATAGTCAGCTGTTGAACCAGTCCCATGTTGAAGATTAATGGGATGTTGTTGGTCTTTCATCCATAAGCCCATATTATCTAAAAGACAAGCTCCCTCACCAAATTCAGCTTTTCCAGTAGTAGCTCTAATTTCAAATTGCTTAGTATTGTCCTTAACACCCACTATACCAGCGTTATTAATAATAATACCTGACCCAGTGGGGTTACCACTTTCATCCCTGTTTACTCCATCACTGGTTCGTATTTTACCATCAGTACCAGATAGAGTAATTGTCTTCGCATCTAATGAGCCTGCTTGAATATGATCAGCTATAACAGCATTAGCTGCTATAGCTACAGCATTAAGAGTAGGGGTTTTAGAATTAAATGGTAAGATGGTGGGAGCTGTTTGGTTAGTATCAGCACCCACAACAATTAAAGCTAATAATAAATTGTTATCCCCCATTGCTGTCGAATGTACAGTAGTAAATTGTGGAGTAGTAGAAACACTAGTATCAATATACATATAATTAGTAGTATTATCAGCTAATCCAGAAAGTTTAGTTCCTGCTGCTATAGAAATACTTGTATTATCTCCATATGTTAAAGTAGATGCACCATTAGATGTTCCATTATCCCACATAATTTGATTATAGTTTTCATTAGTATGTTTTCTGATAGATATATTAGAAGCCCACGGTCTAGCTCCTGGCTTTAATAATGCTGATGTTAACGAATTCTGATTAAAGGAAAACCCAGGATTCATAATATTACTAGCTACACCCCATGTATTATCAAATACATATAAAAATTGTATATTAGGAATACCTTTAGGAAATTGTATAGTTCTACTGTAAAAGCTAGTCCCTGGTTTACCAATAGTTCTAGACCCAGCATCTTCTAATGTTCCTATGTTTAAGTATGCTAATTCTATATAACTATCTGCCTTAACATAACCAAAATCTGAATAATCTATTATATCAATATTTAAGGAATATCTTCCTAAGTCATCAACAACACCATCACGGTCTAAATATAATATATATTGAGTATATGGCCCCATACAAGTATTCGGAGGATTAGGAGCACCAGGGTCATTACTATCATTAAATGTAGTAAGTCCTGCTCTAACTAGGGCTTCATCAGTATCTCCCGCTTTAAAAACATATGTACGTCTACGTCCACTATTAACAACTATAGACCCACCCGACCATGAGAATGTGTTATAATCCTTTTTAAGGGGGTCACTTACTTCAGTGGGAGTTTCTGCATTCTCATTATCATGCCACCAAAGAACACCTTTAGCCGTATACGCTCCTGAACCTAAATCTTTTTGTTCTATAACAATTGGGTCAACTATTTCTGAAATAATCTCAGGATCTTCCTCAGTGGAAGGTCTAGATTTAAAAACAACTTTATCGTTCATACCAATAACTTCTAGTTCAGAATAAACTTGCCCATTAGCCCATGAGTAATATATACTCTCCACAAGAAAGTCGCCTGCTATGCCCAATAAAAGATTTTCAATTCTAATTGAATCTCCAGCCCGTATCGGTGCGTAAATACTATAGGTATCTCCCGATTGCCAAGAACCCACAGAAGGACTAGCCTCAGCTAATGTATCTTCTTTCCATAAAGATGCAGTAACATTATTACTTTGGGTAAGAGTGATGAAGCCTACAAATTTATCTGAACTACCTGAAGCCATTGAAGTTCTTTGAACAGCACAACCACGTTTCATTCCGTAAGAAGCTGGTGTTACACCACCAGAGAAACTTTCAGATGGGTATAGAGTAGAGCCTGAACTTGACAGCCCCGCTGTACCTCTCATAGTAATGTGTGGGTAATCTTTAATCCTAAAGGTTCCGGTACGTAATCGTTTAGTTTCTTTATTATTAGCTTTTAAAAATTCATTTTCAATTCTATTACGTAAGTCTTGATATGTGGCCTTAGGACTGTGTACTTTTTTAGTTTGTTTATAACCCCGATCCGCAGCAGGATAAGATACGAATTTAATTTTAGCTCCACGAGGATTTCCTGTACCAGCACCACTATGATCCATTTCATAATAATGGCTTCGTTCATATAACACATCGCCTGCGGTAAGAGTTCTGATTACATCTTCTTGAGGACTACTAACTATAACATAGTGATTACCTTCTTCATCCTTACCTTGTATCTGAACATTACCTATCCATGTCTTTGTCCCATAATTAATATAAGGATATTCAGTAACACTCGTAAAAACCTGTTGGACATTGGCACCTGTCTCATCCGCATCGTTATCACCCGCAGCGTCTATATCCCGACCTAGTGGCCCTATCTTAGTATGAAGCGAACTTACTTGATGGAATGTCCTAGATTTATATTCACCAGCAGCTACTTTCTTTAGGAAACCATTAGATACTGCACTGTTAGGCCAAGTTTGGCTTATATCACCATCAGCATAATTACAAGAAAAATCTTCAAGGTCATCATCATTACTATCAAAAGGCTCTACATATATAAGAGCAAATTCTAATGTTTCTTCTTCTTCTGTTGTGTCTGTATCCGTACCCAACACATCATACATATCCCATGTATATCCATTTATGGCACCCATCCAGTTATCTGGAGTAGTCATGTCCCAATATTTAGTACTTGGAAGCATTGCCGACATTAATTTTCTTCCAGTCGTTCCTGTTGCACCAGGGGAACTAGTAGTAATATAATTGCCAAACTTAAAATGCATCCCACTTTGACCTTTTGGATTAGCACCCGCAGGTTTCCCTCGATCACGCTCTTTAGTATACGGATAGGTTAAAACTAAATGGCTTACATAAGCAGCACCATGTGCTTCAAACTCATACCCATCTTGAAGCATATTACGAGCTTTATCTGAAACTGTTAAACTTGCACCACTTGTTTCCTCTATAGGATTAACAGCGTATTTAACTGCTAATCCTCTAGTATTAGGAGTATTCGTATTTTTATATCCCCGTCTACTATATACAAAATCTTGTTGAGGTAATAACGTAGCCCCGTTTGCCTGAAGTCGTGGGTCAAGTCTAGTAGCATCTAAATGGAAAGTAAAGCCCATTTTACCATCCCCTTCTGCCCAAACCTCAGCGGATGCCTGATCTTGAATTTCCGTAAGCGTATTCTTCTTAATTTTATTAACGTCTAACTTTGAGTTGGGGTCTGTTATCCTAATACTCTCTTCTGTCCAATTCTTAATCTTGGGGGATGTTGTCCATGATTCTATTTTATCTGTATCAGTAAATCCAATTTCAATATTACCTGATGTGTTAACGTATGAAGTTCTCTCTATCAACTGTTTAATTATATGATAATGATTACGAACTTCGTTGTGCTCTAATAGTGTATCATTATTTGACCCACTCTCCTCCCTAGTAGTAGTTAAACGGTACTCTAATTCCCGTTCTTCTTCAGCTGGTGACTCTTCAAAAGGCACATTTTTACCTAATTCATATAAAGCATCCCGACAAGTAAGAGTTAGAGTACTTCCTCTAGATAAATCATAAGTTTCTTCCCTTTTAATTATACGTCCGACAAACAATGTCATAAACGTATCTGTTTCATAGACAATAATACGGGTAAACTCATTTAACATTCCATGAAATTGAGGAATCTGGGGATTAACTAGTGGGTCTTCTCCAAAAGTATAGGAATTGTTAGGTTCTGTAAAAGTCCCTAAGGGTTTACTTTGTCTGTTATTCAGCGTAAGACGTATTTGTAAGGGAGCACCTTGATCATCCTCTAGTTCCATTGCTAGAACAGGAGATCCACCAGTATGGCTATACGGTTTATTCGTAGGAGTTACAGCAGCATTAGCATCATACTCTGAATTTTCCTCTTTATTTTTTAGTTCATTCCATTTTGACCCAGCGTAATATAAAACAGTAAGTCTACTAGCCATGTCTAACTACCCCCAAACACGCTTTTAATAACATCTCGTCTAGACATAGAAACAAATTGCATTTGACAAATCCATCTATCTTCCCGACCAGCATCCATTTGAAAACGAGCTTGCTGTAAGGCCACTTCGTATTCACCGCCTCCCGTAGCCCAATTAGTACCATTAGCAGTATCCCCATCAGTATCAATATTATAAACTGGATAAGTAGCATCCCCAATAATTAAAGTAAGATTGTTATCATCATCTGCTATCCACTCATATAGGTTTTGCTCCAGCATATTTTTATATGGTACAAAAAAATCTACTCCCGCTATAGTAACTTTGTCCATTCCTTTATAAGCAACAGGGAAAGAAGTATCTTTATTTGCTCCTACACTATCTACTATGGCAGACACAGTAATAGAAGGACGAAAGATACCAAAATCTACTAATTGTGGAGTATTTTGAGGTATAGGAATTTGAATAGGTGTTTTCTGAAGGTTTACAGTAACACTATCAACTTTTAAAGCATATCGAGTTGTATTCGTTCCATCTGTATAAACTAATCTGATTGATAAATCCAATTATTCCTCCTAAGCATCTTGATACATACCATTGAACCCTCCAGCAGGGTTACCTGGCAACCCACCGAACAACTTTCTGGTTTTATTGGGAACATCAGCATTCTCCAGCTTGTGTCTCTCTCTAGCTTCATCCATCTTATTTCCTAACATGTTGGCTATTAGGCCACCAGCAGTAGTACCAATGATGGAACCTAACATCATACCACCAGGGCCACCAGCTGCACCCAAGGCCAGACCGATTCCTCCCCCAATAGCACTATATGTGGCAGCTCTTCCTCCTCCACCCTCCATAGCTCCCCAGGCTGTCATTCCTGCTCCCATCAGCAAACTTCCACCAACTCCCATTGCTCCTCCTCTCATAGAACTATACATACCCATTCGGTTTTTAGTTCTATCCCATCTGGTTGGGCCTGATGTTCCTGGTGGATCACCAAGCCAACCCCACCCAGGAGGCATTTGACTATTACCTTGATTCATTTGAAGCTTATTAAATATTGTATTATTATAAATACCCGTTAACCATTTTACAATACTCATAATACCATATTTCCACAAATTCGTAATCGTAGCCCAGATGGGTAGAACTTTCCATACAAAAAATCCTATAATAACATATTGTAAACTTTCTGTAACGGCTTGCTTTACATATTTATACCACCATTGTCCTTGAATTCTCTCCCCTAAAGTTTCGAGCCATGCAACTGCACGTTCTACCCACTCTCTAATTTCTTCAGCTTTCTGTTGGATTTGAGGAACAGAATTAGCCATAGTTTTTAAGGCAGGAATGATTAGAGGCATAAACGCAGCAAGTACAACGTCTACCATTGCACCTAAGATCTGGAAAATAGTTCCTAATACACCAGTGAAAATCTGGGACTGTTTGAGGAGGGCAGCAACACCTACTTGAATACCTAACGTACTACGTAAGTATCCTTTACCCGTTTTCTTTAGTTCTTCTAAATTAGAATTGTTTTCCTTTTCTTGCCCTTCTTTCCTATTACTTTTAAAAGAGCCTCCTGCACCAGGGCCAATATTATTAACATCAACACCACCGCCAGGAGCACTCTCTGTTCCCAGAATTCTAACGCCAATTTCATATAGATTGTCAGGTGTTGTCATTTAAATCCCCATATTGGAACGCCTCATTTCCCGTTCCTGTTGTTCATTTTCATAATCTCTAAAAGCTTGAACCGTACCCATTAATATGACCATATCTTTGTCAGATACGGTTGATATTAGTTCCCACGGAACCTCCATTTTTAGCAATCCTACTACTGTAACCCAATAATTATCAAGAAAATATTCTTCTGACTCTGTATCTGGCACCCCCCGTATTAATTTTGCTACTCTTTTTTTGCTTCTTCTACTTTAGAAGCATCTTCTCCAAAAGCTTTAGGTACTAGGGCTTCTAATGCACTACCTAATCGTGCATCAATAGAGGATAAAAATCGCTCATCAGTAGTTCCCCAAGGAGCAGAAATTAGCATTAATTGAAGACAGTTTCTAACATACCTGTCTCCATCGAAATCTACCTCTCCGCCATCTTTCCATGTTAAACATTCAGAAATAATCTTATTACGCTTACTCCACGGAATAGGTTTTATTTGAACGGGGAATTCATCCCCTGTTTCAGGGATAACTACTGTATGAGTTTCTACTCCAGCTTCGACAAAATATTTTGAAAAGTCAAATACGCCATCTGGATTACTACTTCTTTTTTGTTTTGTTGACATTCTTTCCTCCTACGGATAATAAGGCTCCCTATCTCTAATCATTATATCAATATTTCTCATAACAAAATCACACTGTACTTGGAATGGAGCTTCAGTAACAATAGTATGTGGAGCACTTCTCAGGAATGCTCCCTGTTCTCCAACTCCGCCTCCCGCATCATTAGTATATCCAGTAGTTGCAGGAGATTCAAGAGAGGTTACAGCATTAGGACGAGCTAACACTTCTCCTGGCCTACGCCCTGGAATCCTAACAATTATACAATCTTCTACGCCTGGTGCGCCTTCTATATCACCTCTAGAAAACTTCAACTCTATGTGGAAACCTTTATGTCCACCAGATTGGTCAGTATATCTACCTTCCAGTAAAAGTTCTTTAAAGAGAGAAGTAGCATTATCTAAATCATTAGCTGTTGTTGATTTAGTATCAGGCAATGCCACTGTACATTGCATAGAGTATTCTCTACGTTGTTCCCTTAATTCAGCTGGCCCACGATGGTCACCGTGACGAGGGCCAATATAATAACGAGGGTCTAGATTATTATTTACAGATAATGCAAAACTTCTAATACGGGCAAATTCAACAGCTGTAGAATTAGAAGCACCCAACAACTTAATTGAACCACTGGAAAAATAATAAGGCTTGGTAGTTGGGAATACTATATCAGATGCTGATATATCATTCATCATAGCAAAGCCAGGAATATCCGCTTTAGCAGCTCCCTCACTAGTTCCTCCCCCACCAGCATTTTGTGCTATCGTGGTATCAGGATAACGAGTACTTCCTGAATGCTTTCCCTGATTATGAATCATGTCAGTAAAAGCTAGACTATCCCAGTTGACTGAAATCAATCCTCCTTCTTCACCAAGAATGGTCATAGCTCCTACTTTACCGCCTAACCATCGACGGTCAAAGTCGTTCTCAGCATTGGCTTCACTATCTTTCATATGTAGATGCATACTAATAGTATCAAGGTCTACCATTTCCGTTAGATAATGTTCTATGTAAGTAGATGGACAAGTTGTTCCATTTTTAGACTCTAATCTAAAACCATATATCCGACAATTAAATCCGATATTAGTATTAGTTTGTTGATCTCCTCCAGCAGCATGATCATAACTTAGAGGATAATCTAATTCTACCCAAGCAGATGGATTAACCATGTTAGTAGTTTCATTATTGTTAATCCACGCAGCTAAATCGGCACCAGTCCGCTGTTTATTCAATGTCTTAATTTTTCTAATCTCTAATTTATTTCCAAGATTGTACCCAGTATTACTTAATATATTACTATACAATCGTTGAGAACGGTCATAATTAACAGTACCCTCGTTTCCTAGCAAACCCTCCGTATAATCTATTAATAGATAATCTCCCTCTTCTAGAATTGTAGTTAAATTATTAGAGGAGAGCTTAATCCATGTGTCTCCTTTTTTGGCATCAGCACCCGTAGCAAGGCCCACACCATTCCGCCTTGGAAAAGCGTTTTCACCTCCAGTCGTAGTATCATCAGCTTCAGTATGACCCAAATTTATAATAGATCCCGTACCATCTCCACTTCCAGACCCACTCCCTAGATAATCTGCTGTTAAAGCAATCATACCATAAGGTATTGGAGTATCTTTACCGATAGCAAATCGAAGGGGGAAACCGTTTGTTAATATAAGACCATTCAAGGCTCCCATATAAGATTGCTGTCCTGCATACATTCCATTAAAGTTTCTATTAGCAGTAGTTCCTAGGAAATAGCGAGGTTCTAAGGTAGGTGTAAAATCAGGAGTATCTACAGTCTCGTATACACCTGGGACAATATTTATATATTTTCTATGTACTGTAGCTCCTCTATTGTCTGCTCCTTGAAGAAGAGCAATATTACCATAATTAGAAAATGCAGGAGTTGCATAACTATGAGCAAATTGATTATGATTACCAGTGTACGTAAGATCACCACTGGCTCCATTTGCCACACCCTCATCAGTTGGGTAATGATTAAAGCCTAAGGGCCGATCAAAATAAAGAATTCCTTCATCCCTGGAAAAAGCTGGACTACTACCGCTCACTACAGAGGTATCGGTAACTTCAACATGTTCAATACGCCGTACCTCAGGATTAACTATAGACCGTTTCGCAGTTCTCTCAGGAACATAATATTGGTCATTTGAACCTGTCCTAGCGGGATCCCAATCAAATGCAACTAGGTCACCCCGCTTAAATTTTGACACAGCATTCACATAACATTTCCGATCTCCTGCTAATAATGGAGTACAACTGGATTTAATATTAGCATCAGGTGTGGGGTCATTACCAGTATCATTTCCCCCTGGCCCTCTTAATACATTTATGGTTGGTGTTCTACTAAAGAAGGCAGAGTAAACCACTGTAGGGCTACTAGTTGTATATGCGGAAGCAGGGACAATAAGCTCTGAGTCTGCCCCAGGAGCTACTTCACTAGCAATTGTGAGTTGTGATTGATCAGGTCGTAAGACAGCCATATTTTTCCTCCATAGTCAATACCTACTAATATATTATACTCTAATTTACGTTATTTCCAAGAGAACTGCCCTATTCTCTAATTGAATTCCAATCACTCCTACCCATAAATTTACTTGTTGTTGCGTCTGTTCTGAAAAATTCATGAATCTAATTCGTTGAAAAGATGTCATATCATGCACTTTAAGGTGACAGACACGCCTAATCTCTCGTAATATATTATATAAGCGTTGTCTATCTACTAGTGTATATATCTCTAATTCTACCATATATTGACGATTACCATATTTAAAATTACCAATAGGCTGTTCATCCATTGCTGGATTCCCCGCTCTACCAATAATTTGGTCATTTACATTTAAGTCAGCTCTAAATGGGTCAGGTGAACCATTAGCTCTAGTACCTGTTGCTTCTATAAAGCCTGGTTTCTGACCACCACTAGCAATATAGTTAGTAAAGTCCCAGTTGGTTTCTAAAAGATCTAATACATCACTGACGGGTAACGGTTCAGGAGTCATTAAAATACCTCAAATGCTCTTAACGTATCTAACATTAATTCAACTTCCATTGACCACGATTCAACTCGTTGCAATAGTTGTATTCTGTCTGCACCACTCACTACAAGAGTTCCAAAATCTGCACTTCTTATAACTTCGATTGCTGCTAATTTTCTGGCAGCTTCATGTACAATCCCTGATTCCCTTGCATCAGCATGGATATCACGGCCTGCAAGATAAGAAACTTTAACGGGCATCATAAATTCACCACCACCGAATCTCCATATAGGAGCATTATAGGACATAAATCTGGCTGGTAATAAGAAATATCTGGAAAAGTGAACCATTCCAACTTCCTTTAAGAGGAAGTAATCTTGACCCCTACCAGTATTTTTAGTTTCCCAATCGCCACCATCCCATATATCTAAACTAATAATTTTATAGGGGTCTGGTCTATCTAATTTAAATCCATTAAGATTAAAATCATGGTATTCCTCAGCTACATAAGCTGGTCGCCAAGATTTACGAGTCATATAATCTATACGGGATTCCGCAGCCTGTATAAAGCCTTCAACTGTATCCTTACTAGGAGTTGTTGTAGATGAAAAATCAGTAGCTGGATTCCCAGGAGTACCAACAATATTTCCTAACTGTAGGAAAGTAAACACATCACTAGTACTACAATAGGTAGCCCTAGGACGTTTTTGAATCCTATATAGTTGAGGTGGGGTAGTAACACTTGCAGCCGTTACTTTAATCCAATATTTAGTTTGACTGTTTACAGCCTGTGTACCCCAAGTTTTAAGTTGATTGGCGGGGAACATTTCCACTCCATCTCGTTTAAAATCATATGATAATCCAGCTTTAGGGTCATTAACATCAAAAGTTAAACGGCTTGATGAAGGAGTAAACGTTGTCCACCCATCACTTCCATCAGAAAAGGCCCAAGTTAATGCACCTAAACTACCTGATGAAGCGAGGTCAAATACAGCCATATCAAATTTCTCTGAATCCCCTAGAAAGAGGACATGGCTAGATGTATTCAAAATAGTGACCGCAGTACCTACTGGAGATTGCATCTCCAAAGTTATGTTCGTATGATTACTACCATCAAAACTAAATATTGTATCAAATTCTAAGCCTGCTGATGAAGGCATTGTTTCTCCTTATGAAGCTATTACTTCAGGTGGGTATTGTTCACTCCTCTCTAAACTATCTACATCTACTGTTCCATTTGTGCTTTCTGGTTCATTCTCTTGTTGCTTCCCCCTCAAGTACATAGCTATGCCATTGAGGTTATGAATCTGTTGCATGAGGGTTTCCCTCTGCTGATTCAATTCATTTGCTTGCGCCACTAATTGTTCCAACTGTGTATTTATCTGAGTCAAATCCTGTTCCACATCTATATCTGCCATTGTTCGCCCTCCTTAACTTTTGTTTCCTTATATATTATACTATTTTACTATAGATATTCTATAGTATTATGTACTTCTAACCGCTTTACGCCATAACTGTTTATAAACTCCTGTGAAGCCTTGGGAAATCCTAGCACTAGTAGACCTCACTAAATTGGTGTCCTCTTCTGTCATAGGTTTTAGCTCATGTTGAAAATTATCCCTCTTAAAAGGAATTAGTTGTATTAGTGGGGTTCCCTGTGAAATCACACCTTCAAAGTCTTCTGGGCCTGTCCACACAAATGGAAATGATATGTTGTTAAAATAAGAATCAGTTGCTACAATTGCAGGAATCATTTGAAAGTTAGGATTGCCACCATTAAGTGGAGTAACAAATAATGTCGAGTAGCCTTTCGGGGTTTGGATAAGCCAAGGGTTAGTAAATTTAAAAGAATTCCCTCCCGTTGTCTTCCCTTCTTCCATAAGAGGCATACCCTCCGTCTGTGTTGGGTGATGATCCTCTATATGCCCACTTGAATTAGCAGACGATTGCCACCCAAACTCTAGGGCTAGTTGCCCTGTCTCTTCATCAAAACCAGTATTCACATATATATCACTCCACAAAGGAACTATGTACCCCTGAGTCATTGCATCGAAAAAAGGCATACATGCTTTAATATGCTGAGGGGCATATGGTGGGTCACCTTCCTTTAGAATACTTGCTTGCTTATACCAATCTGGCAAAGCTTTCGCAGCGGGTACAATGGGTGCAATAAAAGCATTCTCTGCTGGATATTTAAAAGTGATTAGTTTCTTATCTTTCCTTAGTTTCATATCTTATACCTCCCTATTAACTGTAAACATTATACCACATTTACCCTTTTAATTCATCTATCTCTGCTTTTAATTCTTTGATTGCTGCTAATAGAATACTTGTGAATCTTCCGTATTCCACAGCCCTGAATTCATTATCAGCAGCATGGCCTTCGTCACCATCAAGCCACTTTGTAATTATTTCAGGAAACTCTGCTTCAATATCTTGAGCAATCATTCCAATTTCTAAGGCCGTGCCATAGCCTTTTGCCCGTTCTTCTGAAACATTAGTAGTGTCCCAATTAAATTTAACTGCTCTAATGTTTGCAAGTTTTGGAAGCACTCCAGTTAATTCAGTAATGTTAGTCTTTAAGCGTTCATCAGAACTTGTTGGGTGGCTGCTACCATGCACAGAACCACCAACGTCTAGTTTATAAGAACTGCTTGGACTATTAGTACCTATTCCTACTGCTGCGTTACAATTTAAGTTTAGATACGCCCCAGTTCCTTGACTATCATATCTAGCATTATTAATTAGTACGAAGTCTTGATAACAATGCATAATTAATTTAGCATGAGTATTAGTAGTATGTGTTGTGTTTCTCATTGTGAATTGATAATAGTTATCATTACTACTTTCTAATAAAATTGCGTTGTCATTTCCAGTTAATACGTGGAGTTTAGCTGCGGGAGAAGTTGTACCAATTCCTACATCCCCAGTAGATTGAATTCTCATCTTCTCCGCTCCAGCTACTACCCAACTCATATATTCGGAATTTGAATTATAATTGGCAACTATCCCAGCCAATTGAGCCTGTGAAGGAGAAGCAAATGTTAAATTCATTTCAGAGTTATCTGGGGCTAATATACTAATACCAGCATGAGTATTAGACTCTACAATCAGCTTGGCATTATATCCAGATGCGCCACCACTAGCTCCTTGTTTAACAGTTAAAACAC